GAGTTGTTATATGCCTATGAGCAATCCTAAGGCCGAACACATTGACTTTGGTGAGTTCGAGGGATTGATACCAGAAAATGCTAAATGGTCTGCATCTAATTTAGATATGTGTTACCACCGGGCTAATAAGAATAGAACAAAAGATAGTTTTTTGTTTGTAGAATGGAAACACCCAGATGAAAGACAAATGTTGTTAGGGCAAAAGTATTTATTAGAAGCATTATCTAGGCAACCTACTACACAAGTGTTATTAGTGGTAGGTTATTCTAAACCCAATGATGTGCGAGTAGACACAATATATAAAGTGAGTACAGACAAACTAATAAAGTTAGAAATACCTGAAAATCAAACAGGCGTAGATAAGTTGAAATCTTTGATAAGAGTTTGGTACGATTGGGTTTCATGTTGATTTGTTTTGCCATATAAGTTTTAACCAATATTTTAGTTGTTCTACTCGTTGTTCATCTTTTAGCTTATTCAACCACTCTCTGCGCTTTTCTAATGGCTTTCTAGAGAGGCTTAATGCCTCACAGTACCTTTGATATTCCTTGCTACAATTATCCGTTTCTGTGCCGTCTATGAGCGTTATATTAGTCTTCTTCAAGATATATACTATCAACAATAATTTCTAATGTAAATATGTTACCATCTGGAGCTGCTAATGTCAGTATAAGCGTGTCTTCACCGTACACGATTTGACAGTCTTCTATAACACAATTCTCAATCTTGCGAGCAATTTTACTAATTTCCATTAATGGTACTCCGTATCTTTAGGCATAGCAAAATACATATCAAAAGCATCTGCGGTAATGATAAATGATTCTTTGTTGGTAAACATGATTTTGATTAAGGATTCGTTGTCGTCTTTGATATATTCTATATCTTCTACTGTTTGGTTAATAAAAGATTTTAGTAATTCTAGGGAATCATATTGTTCCATCTACCATTCCTATCTAATACCATTGGCATTAATTTAGGCTGCCCATCTATAATCATGCCACAGCCAACAATAAATCTTGATTTAAAGTTTTTAGCGTAATCAAATGCCATAGACTTTTGATTAATTAAACAACCGACTTGCATACCCCAAATAAGCGCATCAGGGTTAGAATAATAACCGATACAAAACTTAGTATGGTAATGGCCTTGAACAGTATTCATGCCGTATTGTTGTGCTACCTTTAATACATCAGCAGACATTCCATGAGTAAAGAAACATCTACTGTTATTAGATAGTGTTATTGTTAAATCATCTACCCATTTCCAGCCATCACCTACACCTAGAAATTCATTATAAGATTTAAGATAATCTTTAGGTAAGCCATATCGTAATGCTCTACGATAAACAAGAGATGAGTGATTAGAATGTACCAGGGTCATCTCAGGAAATATTTTTTCCAACTCCCTGACATATTCTTTAGACTGTTTTAACTCATCACCGGCAGACATTAAGTCTGGATTATGCTCGTGCATAGAGATAGCATGGTGGTCTAGTTCATCGCCAATATTCACAATTAAATCAGGCTTATACTTCTTTTTTAATGCCTTTAGAAATTCAAACGCATCTTGATGGTGATAAGGTATGTGTAAGTCAGAGATGACTAATACTGAGTTATTCATAATCAACTGAAAAGTCTTGTACCATTTTTATCTATTATTAACGCTTCTTTGCGTGGTTTATCAGGATGAAAGGATAAATGTACCCATCCTGAACCAACAACATTTGGATTGTAAAATTCTTGAATTACTTGGTCATACTCGATATCACTATCTATTATAAGACTAACAATATCACGAGGAGTACGGCTATCAAGAGTACGAAAGTCAACCGCATAGCCTTGTGTGTGGCTAGAAGTTCGCTTGCTTCCCAAAAAATCATTAAGAGCATGACAACGGAAACCGCTATTAATATACATAGGAGTAGATAATAAAGTTCGTACATCTTCTAACCTTTCAGCTAAGTAAGTTAAGTTTTTTATAATTTCAGGGCTAGGCTCAAACTGTTCAGCAAAGCCTTGTCTTTCAGATATTTGTGAGGCTAAAAACTCTTGTAACATAAAATGTTTTGATAGTTTCATTTTTTCCTCGCTGATTCAAATAAACCGCCACCAAAATAAAAACCAACAATTGCTAACATTATTTCACCTAACCACATTTCATTAGCAAATGCCTTAGCTTCATTAACGTTATTCATATCTATAATACCATATAATGCGCCAAGAACACCATTTAACATGATGAATACAAAGACTCCAGAGAACATAATAGCAAGGTATCGTTGTGCTAATTTGAATGGAGCATAAGCTGCTAACAATGCAATTTTGGCATCATTCTTTGCCTTTATTTCTTCTTCTGTAGAAGTGTGCATATCGTCTATTAAGTCTAGACCTTTTTTAATTACATCACCGCTACCTAGTATCTTTGCTAATATACCTATCATTTATATTCCTATATTTCGTTTTCATCAAACCCTAGTTCGTCAGCAATATGTTTGCGTAGTTCTTTAAAACGTTTATCATGACGTAAATAAGACTTACCATAATAGTGATTAGTCATATGGATAATTTCATGTAATACAGATTTGATAACGCTTGTTAAGAACCGATGTCTTTGTGGACATACACCTATAGTATCAGGGTCTGGTGTATAAGATGCCATACAATTATCTTCTACAGGTAATAGCTCAAATTCAACTTCATAAGATGGTGGTAATCCAACATCTCTTAATACATGAGTTGAGATAAGCATATCGTAAATAGCTTCTAATGTTCTTATATCAAGTTTCATTCCATGAGTCTAATATTTTATCAATACCGGTAAGTATCTTCTCAATAATTGCAGTTAATGCAAATAAGAAGTAAAAGAAGAAAAACAGTATTGGAACAATAAAGAGTTTAAATAATGCAAATATAACATCATATATTATGCTCAATGGTCTATCCATCCTTTTAAAACAAACGCTATAATACCGCCAATAAAAGATGCTATGGCCATGCCTACCCAAAATCCACCTTTAGATTTATTAGCCAAAGCAAGTAGTTCCTTTATATCTTTCTCCATCTCAGCTTGAGATTGTTTTAGTTGTTGGACTTCTGCTGTCAGTCGCCCTATCTCGTATGGGTCTATGTCGTGGTTCATAATTTCTCGCTACGTTATATAGGTTAATTGGAGGTAAGGTTAGATTGTGCCATGTCATCGAATTGGAAATTGTTGGCTGCCAATATTAATAGTTGGTACATCTTCTTCAATACCCAATACTGTTGGAGATGATAATAATGTAGATATATCTGAAATGCCTTCCCCTGTTCTTTGGATTAACTCTGGTCTTTGTTTAATTAAAGCATTAAACACAGCTCTACCACCTTTTGTATAAGGTAATGAGCCTAAAGTCAACAATCCGCCAGTTGTAGCATCAATAACAGATGCGCCACCACCTAAAAGACCTGTAGTAAGTAATCTTCCAGGTGTTCCAGAATCAGGAACTTTAGAGCCTAAAACATCTATGCCAATATCTGATATATCTTGTAGTGGAGCATCACCTCTAGCTGAAACACGTCTTCTAGCACTTTTATCTAATCTTGATACTGCGCCAGCTAGTGATTCTGGAGTAAATTGAGCATCTTGACCTCTTGCTCTTTGCATAGCTGTTTCAACTCTAGCAAATCCAGCATATGCTTTATTTATGTTTCTTAATTCTCCAGCAAGTTCTTTATTTTGTCTTTGAAGATTTACTTCAAATACCTTTTGAACATCCTCTAAAGCGTCACCAAGTGCTTTTTCTTCACCAGTAGATAAAGAATATCTACCAACTTTTTTCTTAATATCTTCTTCAAATCTTTTCAATGAGTTGTCTGATATAGAATTTTTTGTTTTTGATTTAAATGAATCAATTTGCTTTTGTAATGTTCTCATTAATCCAGGGTCAGTTATATCTTCTTTTGCATTATTAATAATTCTATTTAATGAAGCGTTTACATTTAAATCAGTTTTAAATTTAAGTTTAGGTAATAGTTCTGTATATTTATCTTCTAATATTTTTTGACCTTCTCTTATTATTTCTCTACCAGAAGCATTTTTACTTACTTGTTTATTAATTGGCTCTAATGCTTTATTAACAGCAGCTTTATTAAACTCTTTAAATGATTCAGCTCTAGAACCTTTAATCATTTTTCCTATAACAGGAATACTTTCTGCTGACTGTTCTATAACTTGAGTAGTTCCACCAAATGCTTGACCAGGTGTTAGTTGAACTCCTTGTTTTTGTAATTCAGCAGCACCTTTTTGTAATTTAGGAGCTATAATTCTTCCTAGGGTAGATATTCCGCCAGAAACTCCGCCACCAATTAATCCACTTTCTAAAGATTCTCTAGGTATGTCAGAAACTTCTTCGGCAGCACCAGCTCCTGTTAATGCGCCATAGCCACTTCCAATACCTATGTTTTTAAGTAATGATGCGCCTTTTGTAGCACCTGATGCAACCACTCCACCAGGAATAGCAAATCCACCAGCAATTTTAGTTCCTAAAGCTAATTTTGGATTTTCTTCTGCAAATGCTTTTTGTTTAGCTCTTAATTCATCTCTTAATTTTTGGTAATCTTTTCCACCTATTCTTCCTGAGCTAACAAGAGTTCTTAATCCAGCTTCTAATTCATCACCATATTCAAACAAAGCGCCTCCAGCAAAAGAACGTATAGATTCTGCTGCTTTATTATATTCAGTTTGCGGTGAACCTTGTTGTGCTAAAATATTTGCAATTTTATTAGCATCTTTTTTTCTATTGTTATCTTCAGCATTTTTAAGAGCTTTTAACAATATACTTCTATCCATTGTAATATCTAGTTCTGCCATTATAAATTCCTTAAAATAAGCTCATAATCTTCATCAGACATTCCAGGTGGTTTAGGAAATGATGATTTTAATGATTCCATGCTTTCATCTTGTACTTTATCTACAGATGTTTCAGGAAGTGCGTCTTCAAAATCTTTTAAAGTAATTGGTTTATAATCATATCCAGATAAAGTGTTTCCATGCTCATAGTAATATTTAACAGCATCATTTTTTCTTTGAATAGCAATTTTCATTGTAGCTAATAATCTATTAACTCGTTTTAAATTTTCTTCTTCAGATAAACTTGGATTGTAAGCACGTTTAATTAATTTTTCACCTTCTTTTTCTGTAAATTGAGCGCCAAGAGTTTCTTTTAATCCTCTTTGAACAACTGCTTCAATTCTTTCTTGTGCGGCAATAGATTCTGGATATACTCTTTCTCTTAACCCTGTAGGTAATCCTCCAATAAATCCTCCAGTAATGTCAGGACTAGTGCTTAACATTTGCTGAACTTCTTCTAGATTTTGAATTAAAGCATTTGCGTCAGCAGCTTTATTACCAATAGTCCATTCATTTGCAATTTTACCGAAATCTTTTGCTTGAGCTTCAGCACCTTTTTCTGCTCCAGGAAGCATAGCGCCTTTTAACCCCATTGGGTCTGGAGAGCCTGCTAACTTAACTGTTTGTGCTGCTTTTAAATTTGCTTTATCTATATCACTTAACGGAATTCCTTGTTGCTCTTTTTGAGTAATATCAAATATAATTTTATCCATTTGGTCATTAAGACTTAATTCTTTAGGGGTTGTTGGCGCAATACCTTTTGGAATAGACCTAATAGTTTCACCTTTTTCATTTACAATATCTATTGCATCACCTCTATCAATAGTCATTGTTTTTTGACCTCTTTGCTCTAAGGCTTTAGCTTGGAATGCTCTATTAAGTGCATTAGTATATGCCCCTTGAGACGCTTGCATACCGCCTAGATACGCTTTTCCTAGGTAAGGTAATGCAGAACCATATCGACCTGTTTTAGGTTGTGCTAGATAGCTTGCAGCCGTTCCTAGTAAACCTTGTACAAGAGATTGGTTAGCTAATTTCTTTTGTTCGTCTTCAGTGAGCAAACCACTAGAGCCTGCTGGTAAACCTGCTCCAAAGATATTAACATTGTTAAATAAATCGCCTATAGCCATTGTTTATCCTTATCCGTAAAATACTGGTTTTCTTCTTTTTGATGCTACGTTGACTGCTAATGGTCTACCAAGAGATGGTTCTTTAGCAGGTGTTAATGGGACTTGTTGCATACCCATTTGTGGTTGTTGATTCATCGCAGATGCTTGTAATCCTAATCCAGCTACACCAATGTAATCAGATGGTGTCATGCTTTCTAAACCACTAGAGAATGTATCTAATAAGCCTGGTTGGTTTAATCTATTGTATGCAGCAGAGTCTATAAACTGTCCAGGTATTTCTGGATTTTCTACTAAACCACTAGCAGCAATACTTCCTTCTGGATAATAAGTACCGCCTACATTAACCATGCCAGCACTCTCTAATGAACCTGCAACAGGTTCTACAGCGTTTACAATGCCACCACCTGTAGTTGCTGCTTGTACTGCTGATGGGAAACCTGCACCTGTTAAATTAAGACCACCCATAGATGGTGCTGCTGATGGCACACCTTGAGGTAAACTTCCTTTTAATGTATCTAATGCACCACCGAAATCTACTCCACCTAATAGTCCTTGAGTAGCTGCTCCGATTGCTGCGCCTTCTAGTGGGTTTCTTCCTGATATCATAGATGTTCCTGCACCCACTAGTGCCGGTAATATGAAAGGTGTAAACCAAGCCATTATTTGCCTCCTGACGATTTAGCTGTTGTAACCTGACCCATCGGTGCGCCATAAGCTGCTGATAAGAAAGATTGTAGTTTAGTGTATGGTAAGTTTTGACCGTACTCGAATCGACCAATGTCTGCTTCTAATGCTTGACGTTGGTAATCTTCTGCTGTTTGACCTACGTTCATCAACTGTTGGATATCTTGGTAATCTGCTGCTGCAAGACCAGGAGCGGCTTGTGCTGCTGCCATTTGTCTTCCTGCTTGTTGTTCTGCAAGACTGCCAAGACCTTGTGTTGCTGCAAGAGCATTTTGGAAAGATTGCTGTTGAGCAGTCATTTGTCTGCCAAGTTGTGATTCGCCTAAAGAACCTAGTCCTTGTGTTGCAGCTAATTGTTGCTGGAAGCGTTGTCCAGAAATATCGCTTAGTCTGCCTAATGCACCTTCTTGCAATCCACGCTCCATACCATATTGTTGATATGCTAGCTCACCTGCACGTTGTGTTAATGCGTTAGCAAGGTTTTGTTGCGCTCTTGATTCTAATTCTGTTGCTGCACCACTACCATAACGACCTGCCATAGAAGCACCGCTACGTCCTTGTGATATAGCGTCTAAATATTGTCTAGTAGCTGCTTGTCCTGCACCGGCTAATGCTGCGTTAAAGTATGGGTTAGAACCTAGATAAGCACCGCCTGCTGTTTGTTGTGTGCCAGGTAACGCTAGGTTTTGTCCACCTGCTGTTAGTTGAGTCATTCTGCCTAATGCAGGATTAACCCCTGTAGATATACCTGAACCTGCTTGTAATTGTTGGTATCCAGATAAAGCAGGATTAACACCTGTTTGTAAGCCACTAATAGTTTGTTGTGCCTGCGGAACTAACGGAGAACCTTGTAATGCTCTTGTTTGAGCTGCTTGCAAGGCTTGTTGAGTTTGTGTTGATGGTGATACATAAGTTTGATATGGATAGTATGATGGGCCTGCTGCTTCATATAATTGCTCTGCCTCTTCAAGACCTCGTTTTACAAATGGTCTTACTGTTGGGTCTAATTCTGACCTTGTTGTTTGTGAGGAAGAACCACCACCTCCGCCACCGCCCCAAAAGGTCAGTAGTTGAACTACACCTGTTCCAAACAATATATTGATTAACTTATGAAATGACATGTTTTACTCCGTTAAGTTTAATTCCATTAATGTATACTTCGGTTCAAATCCATATTTGATGCGCCATAATCTGACAATACCATCTAAAGATGTTGAGCCTTGTACTGCTGTTCCACCATTTGCTTTTACCCAATTTACAAATTGTTGCCATGTGTCTTTACGAGTCTGTCCACCAATGTAGCTGATGTAACAAACTCTTGAGTTAGGATAGTTTATCCATTCGATTGTCAATGCACATTTGCATACTTGATTTTCATCTAATACAACAAGCAATGTGGTTGTGCCTTGAGTGATGACCACTTTAAGTTGGTCGATTGTATATTCACCATTAGATGTTTGTATGGCCTTTTCTAATAGTGGTTCTGCTAAATGCCAATAATTATGTATTTGTTGTGGAGGTACTACATATAGTGTATCCATGATAAACCTTTACAATATATTGTATTAGGCAATTATAACATATCCATATGTTTTATTTGACACACTGTTAGGTAAATGTGTTATCGTTGCTTGTCCTTTTTGTCTATTGCTTACATATAACTCATGTGCTGACCCTGTTGTTTGTGATGGGTCTATCATTTGTAAATTAACCATTAATGCAGGAATTGCAGGTCTTACAAAAGGTGTTGTTTGTGCTGCATAATTTTCTAAATAA